CGGAGAGCAAATCCACCGTGAGAGTCGGCTCCAGATGGCGTGTAGTCCGTAGCGCCCCGGCATTAACGGACACGGGAAATCTAGGCAACGACCGCGCCCACTGTCGACCTAGTCGGGTGACGCCATATGGCGAGTCATACCGGGACATCGAGTACGGCTGACGCAGTCACCCGGAAAGAGGGGCGGCTGTCGCTGAAATTCACGGGAGAGAACGTATGACGATACCTATCGGGATGACCCGCACCGAGGTCGCGCAGGCGATGGCGTGGGCGAAAGACGAGCACGAGAAGCAGGCGAGGCGCCCCGATGCCGAGCGCCAGAGCGAGCATCGATTGTTGATGGAGTATCTGGGGGATATGGCGATGCGGCACTATTTCGACTGGCGCGACATTCGCGTGACCGGCGGGCTCGGTACGCCGGAGGGGCGACCGATGCGGGTGTTTCATGATGCGCTGTCGCTCGTGGTGCGGGCGTTCGCGACCGGTGACATGTTGAACGAACACCTACGCATCGGGCGCGCTGAGCATGCGCAAAAATCGGCCAATATCTACGTAGCGGTGCGGATCCTCACCCGTGATGGAGAGACCGGGCAGCCGTGGGCGCAGGCGAGCCTTGACGGGTGGTGCTGGTGGTCAGGATTCGAGCGCTTCGCGGTGGCCGGAGATGGCTTGGAGGAATACCTCCAGCTGGCACACGACGGATTGGAATCGTTCGCGGGATTCGAGGATAATCTCGAGCGTAATGGGAGCTAGACTGACAAAACGGCAGGTAACGAAAACGCGCCAATCGATCAAGACCGGCATGGTCGTGCGGAAGCTGCACGATGATTTGACGGGGAAAATCGAACTGACTGCGGGTCAACGGAAGTCTGCTGACATTTTGCTAAGGTATTCATTGCCTTTGCCCGCTCGAGAGGTCAATTTAGACGTCGATGGTTCTCTCGAGATCAGCGTGATTTCGTATGCCGACACGGGTCACGATCCCGAATAACTGGCGGCCTCGGCCATATCAACTCGAGGCGTTACGCGCATTCGAGAAGGGCAAGAGGAGACACTCGCTGATATGGCACCGCCGCGCAGGAAAGGACTCGTTTTCGCTGAATCTCGCGTCAATCATGGCGCATCGGGAGATTGGGACTTATTGGCATTTGTTCCCGCTTCAAACGCAGGCCCGTCGAAGTATTTGGCATGGCATCGGTGCGGATGGAAAGAAATTCCTCGAGCAGGCGTTTCCGATGGAGGTGCGCTCGGCGACGCGCCAAGATCAGATGCAAATCGAGCTCAAATGCGGTTCGATCTGGCAGATGGCGGGGAGTGACGCCTATAACTCTCTCGTCGGGTCGAATGTGCGCATGGTCGTCTTTTCCGAGTGGGCGTTATGCGACCCGGCGGCGTGGAATTATCTACGCCCGATCATCCGCGAGAACAAGGGCGCGGCGATCTTCATCACGACCTACCGCGGCAAGAATCATGCATTTAAGATGCACCGCCGCGCGCTCAAGGATCCGGATTGGTTCGCCTCGACCCTGACCGTCGACGACACGAGCCGGAACGATGGCGCTCGAGTCTTGACGCCCGAGGACATCGAGGCGGAGCGGCGCGAGGGCATGTCCGAGGCGATGATCGAGCAGGAATACTACTGCTCGCCTATGGCCGCATTCGAGGGGAGCTACTACGCCTCGCGCATGCTGACGATGGAGCGCGACGGCCGGATTACCCCGGTTCCGTGGGAGCCCGCGCTCCCGGTCATCGCCACTTGGGATCTCGGGATGGACGACCACACGGCGATTGTGTTCTTGCAAGAGCTGGGCCGCGAGGTCCGCTTTATCGGCTGCGCCAGCTTTCAGGGGATGCCGCTGAGCGACATCGCCGCGGAGATCAAAAAGCGCCCGTTCCACGTGGAACACTGTTACCTGCCACACGACTCCAATGTGCGCAGCTACGAGACCGGCAAAACGCGACAGTCAACGATAGAGTCACTCCTGCAATGCAAGTCCACGCGCGTCCCGTCACCGCCGGGGAGCGTCAACGACGGCATCGAGACGGTGCGCAACCTCCTCCCGCAGGTGTGGATTGATAACGGGGAAGAATGCGAGATGCTGATCGACGCGCTGACCGGCTACCGCACCGAGAAGTCCGACAAGACGGGCGTTTTCCGGCTGACACCGCTGCACAGCTGGGAGAGCCATCTCGCCGATGCCGTTCGGTGCTATGCTATGGGCCGCAAATTGCGGCTAGGCAAGAAGCCGAAACCGGATTACTCCCAGCTCGATAACGCGGTGATGTAATGGCGAAAATCTCCGATACCCAAATCGCGGCGATACTGTCGCAGGAAGTGAGCCGCGCGGCGGGCTCGGACCTCTCCGGCGGACCCCTGACCGCGAACCGACAAGACGCAACCGATTACGCGCTTGGGCGCAAAGGTGGCGGAGATCCGCCGCCGGGAACCAGTGCCTATGTCTCGCATGACGTCGGCGATGCGGCGGACGCGATCCTCGGGGAGATCCTCCCCAGCTTCAAGGGTGACGTTGTTGCCCGCTTCGAGGAAAACGGCCCTAACGATCAGACCGCTTCGCTCGAGTCCGATGTCGTCGCGGAGTTCATCATGGACCGCAACCCGGGCGTGGTGCAGTTGCATAATGCGATCTGGGACATCCTGCACTACAAAAATGGGTTCATGAAGTGCTGGGTTGAGGAGGTCACGGACACCGATGTCAAGGAGTTTCAGACCGACGGCGCCGCGGTGATGGCAATGGCTCAGGGCGAGGCCGACGGCTTCGAAATGTCGCGATCGGGGACGACCGTCACCGCGCGGAGGCGCCGCCAGCATTTGAAGATCGAGCACGTGGAGACGGAGCGATTCCTATATGCGGCGAATCACCGTTCGCTCGATCTGGCGGATATCCGTTTTTGCGGCGAGCTCGTATTTCCGACGCGATCGGATTTGCTGGGCATGGGCGTCAAGCGCAGTCTGGTTAAGGATCTGGCGCCAGCGGGGCCGGAATATAAGGCCGACATGACGGCGAAGCGCGTCGACGGTCAATCGGCGTGGAATGACTCCCAGACCGCCGATGCGCAGGAGATCCGCTGTATCGCGTGCTATCGGCGGATGCCCGCTGACCTTAACGACAGCTCGCTCGAGTCGGAGCTGTGGTGGTTTCTTTACGCGCTCGACAGCAACCGCGTACTGCTCAAGGAACGCGCCGAGATGGTCAATTATGTGGCCGGTGCGGCTTGGGTGATCCCCGGCCGCGTGGAGGGGATGAGCGTATTCGACAAGCTGAAACCGATCGCGGATGCCAAGAGCGACGCGATCAGGCTCATCCTTGAGAACATGCGCGCCTCGAATAACTGTAAGACCGCGCACAATGACCGGGTAGATCCGGATGATGTCCTCAATCAGCGATCCGGGGCGACGATCTCGGTCGACGGTGCAGGCCCGGTGTCGGATGCGGTGATGCAGCTGGGGCCGCAACCGTTTGTTGGCGAGGGGCTGGCATTTATTCAATACCTTGACAGCGTGCGCACGGAGCGCGTGGGCGCGTCGCTGGATATCGCGGCGCCGGAGTTTCAGGTGGCGGGCGACACCGCGCACGGGACCGAGCGCATGATGTCGGCGCGCGAGGTCCGCAGCGGCAAGAATGCGACGATGATCGCGGAGACCTTGGTCCGCAGTCTGTGGCTACTGGTGCACAAGACGCTCCGTAGGCAGTGGCAAGGCCCGGTGATGGCGAACCAATCCGGCGAATGGGTCGAGGTCAACCCGGCCGAATGGCCCGAGCGTGACCGGGTGAATATCACCGCTGGCACCTCCCCGGGCGAGCGCATTCGCAAGGGTCAGGCGCTCGGCGTCATCGCCGCGAATCACGAGAAACTCGGAGCGGCGGGGCTGACTGGCGTGCTGACCGACACCAAGCGCGTGTATAACGTAGCGGTCGATCAGGCGCGCGCGATGGGCCTCGATGCGCCGGAGCGGTACTACGTTGATCCGGAGAGCGAATCGGCGAAAGCCGCGGCCGAGGCGGTGGCCGAGCAAGCGAAAGCCGCGGCGGATCAGGCATCGCAGCTGCAAGAGGCGATGCTCCGTCTCGAGGGCATGGACCGCCACCTGAAACGCCTCGAGATCAATTTCGACTACTTCAAGGCCGAGCTGGACAGCGACACGGATCTGGCTGTGGCTGGCGTGCAATCAGTAACAGCGATAGAGTCGGCCAATGCCAACACGGAAGCAGACCGCGCGAACGGTCAAGAACGGTCTTAAGACACTCGGCGTCGCCGAGGCGCTACGCGAGCGACTGGCTTACAAGCTACTCGATGTCGAGTGGGGCGATGTCCAGCAGATCAACAAGATCCTTGCGATGCGCGCGGTAGCGGACGAAGTGCACGGTATGATAAATTCGATGCTGTCGGAGGTCGAGAGTGGCGGAACAAGCAGCCCAGATTGATGACACCGCGGCGGCGCCGCCGCCGGACAGCCCGGAAACGGGCGACCCGGTCGGAGATGCCATCGCCGAATTCGTCGGGGGCAACCCCGATTCTACTGGTAGAGAGGAAACTCCTACACCAAAGCCGGAGGGTCAGGTCGATGACCTTGACCGATCGATTCTTGACGACGATCCCGCTCCGGCTGCCGAAAATACCCCGGAAACGGATCGTATTACCGTCAAGACACTGGCCGAAAAGGCCGGAGTAGCTCTCGAGGACATCGTTTTTGTCGAGGATGACGGAGACGGAGAGGGTCCGCGGGAAACGAGCTACGCTGATGTAAAACGCAAATTGGCGGGCGCGAGGCAACTCGAGTCCGATCAACTGGCATTTGACCAGCAAGCTCAGGCGCAACAGAACGAGCTTTTGCGCGAGCGTCAGGAGCTATCTCAGCTCGTGTCGCTTATCCCCCGCGATGCCATCCCCGCCGATGCAGCGGAACAACTGCAAGCGATGTTCACAGCTACGGCCACACGTGAGGCCGAGCAGACGCTAAAGGTCATTCCGTCGTGGCGTGACCCGACGACGATGCAGGCCGATCGTGAGGATATGGCCGCGTATGCGCGCGAGTGGGGATATAGCAGCGCGGAGATCGACGCGATCGTCGATCATCGCATGTTGAATTTCCTCCGCTATCACACGCGATTGGTGAAACGGGTCGCGGAGCTGGAAAAGGCGCCGACGAGAACATCGAAACGCACGAGGCGTGCATCGAAAGCCGGGTCGACTGACAAGGTCGGCCAGCTGCGAGGCGCGGTCGAGCGTGGCGAGATGTCCGGATCGGATGCCGTCTCCGCGTTCCTAAAATCAGTAGGAATGTAAGACATGGCAGTCGATACCCTCATCGGTGCAGGCGCCGCGGGCTACGATACCGCGGGCAAGATCAACGAGTCTGTACTGCAAACGATCTACGACCTTTCCAAGCGCCCGCTACCGCTGCAAGACCGCATCGGCCGGGGCACTCACGGACGGGAATACAACGAATGGACGATGCGCCGTCTCGCATCGGGCAACAAGGATAACGCCCGGATCGATGGCTCCGATCCGACGGATGACGATAACAAGATCGGAATCCGGATGGGCAACCACAGCCAGATCAGCGCGAAAACGGTCAAGGTCTCCGACCGCGTCCGGGCCAGCGATTCGATCGGCGTCGGCGACGAGCTGCGCAAGCAGATCGAAGATCGAGCGTGGGAGCTGCGTTACGACATCGAGGCCTCGATGCTGTCGAATAACGATAGCGTTGCGGACAGCGGTGTCGCGGCCGGCAAATCCGCGGGCCTCGTGGCGTATGCCAAAGCCGAGGACGTCGACGGCAACGCGAGCGCGCATGTCGTCTCGATCTCGAGCACGGGCGTTTTCGATTCCGGCGGGTGGAACTCGGGTACGAACATCATCGACGGCGCGACGTTCAACACGGGCGCGAGCGCTGCGCTGGCGCAGGCCGACATTGATGGCGTCATCCTCGCGATGCATGTGCTGAATGCCGATCCGACAGTCGCAATGGCGGTCCCCAAGGTCATCCAGAAGATCAGCAAATACTTCTTCAAGACGACCGCGGAGGCGTCGACGATGTACGCGCAAACGGGCAATGTGGCCGTTGATCGCGTGGCACAGTCGGCGGTCAACGTGTATCACACGGATTTCGGCACGACGCTCATGCTGGAATCCAATGTGCACATGCCGTCCGAGGACGCCGGGACGATGACCGACGGGACGACGGATACCGATGTTCTCCTGATCATGGATCCGTCATTCCTCGAGCTGTCGACGTTGATGTCGTTCCGCACCGAGGAGCACGCCAAGACCGGCCTCGCTACCGAGATGGAGCACAAGGTTGACTGGTCGCTCGTGGTGAAAAACTGGGAGGCAGTCGGTGCGATCATGGGCATCGAGGCCGACAGTGCGGTGACGCCGACGTAATGCCGGTTCTGCGCATGCCGGAGTGCCGTCATTTTGACGGCACTTATCTGGACTCGGTGCGGATGGAGGGGGATACCTTCGTCCGTCACCGAGTGCAGCCCGCCCGGAATGCGACGATGCGGGCGATCGCCGAGGTCCAGAAAGCGGGGCACCTTAACGGCCACGCGGAGACGGCGCTAGGACGTTGGGCGCTGTCGATCCCTAAGTCGGATTTCTGGAATCTTGTGGCGCGCAACCCGGACCTCAATTCGCCCGACAAGACGACGCTCGATCGCGCGTGGCGTAAATTCACGGCGTCGGCGGAGTCGATCCCTTACAGGATGACGGAATGACATGGGCCAAGTTATCAAGCATCGCGGGGTGGTCACGGGGCTAAACCCCCAGCGCTCCGCATCTCGTCGCTTTGCCGTCCCCGCCCGCAAGTGGCCCGCGACGGAGATCGGGTATATCGGGCTGCATTGGTCCGAAGTGCCCGGATACCCCGCCGGGGCTAGCGAAGATCACGGCATATTCAATACCCGCGCCGAGACGACCCAATGCCGAGCGGATGACCCTGTCATTCATACGGCCGACGGCACCGAGGTCTGCGATCAGATCGGCGGGCTATTCGTCAACAATAATGCCGGTGCCGCGAATCGCAATCTGGCTATCTTTGATTTTGACTCGTCGACGCCCGCGCGTGAGGCAGTCGCAAAAATCCCGTCGTCGGACAAGGATTTGTCGATCGCCGGTAATTGGGACGCGCAGGCCGACGGCGAATCCGTGGAACCGCTCGACAACGTGAGGCTGATTCCCGGTAAGCAATACTGCGTTGCGATGGTGCCGGATGCGTCTAACCAGTTCGTTAAGTCGGCCGAGAATGATCGCAGTTACCCGAGTTTTGTGCAGACTGACCGAGATACGCCAGTGGTTTCCGGTGTCCTCGATGACGATTGGGCGTCGGTTGGCAACAGCACCCCGGCGGACCCGGTCGCGTGGGCCAGATTCAGCAAGTTAACGGTAATTCCGCAGGCGATCCAGCGTGCTTCCGGAGTGGCGTTCAATGGCGGCGTTGACAATTCCCGCGCGTTCAACGTGACCCCGGACAATGCCGAGGTCTGGGGCGCGGCGAATAACGTCAATAGCATTTTCAGCTTCGATCAGGATCCGCCATTCACGCGGCGAGACCGGATCCTGACGCCCGCACTCAATGGCATCGTGCACGGCGTCGCGACGGGCTGGATCGGGGTCCACAACACGCCTAACGGGAATACGTTGTTCGTGCATCGCGCGAGCACGGCGGCGGCTTACGTCTATCGGTCGACGACAACGGATCAGGCGACCATTGATCTCGGCACAGGCAGCGCGGCGACCGATCTTAATCCGGTCTTAGCGCTCGGCTCGACGCAAGCGGACGGCTCCGCTGCAATAGCTGGCGAGCAGATCCGCGGCCGGATCGTTCTCACCAAACATAGTTTCGTTAATTGCACCCTCTCGATCTCGAGCCCGGATGACACGCCGAATGCGATCTTATGTGCGGAATATACGACGTCCGGGGCGCCCGCGAGCGCTCAGCTCACGGTCTGGTATTCGACCGATGACGGCGAGACTTGGGCCGTTTTCTGGCGATCGGGAGAGGATGGCGACAGCACGACGGAGCGCGATCATCTGCACTCGGTGTGGCAGCACCCGAGCACGAACGAAATCATTATTTGCTGCGGCGACACGACCGCGCGCTCGGCGATCATCCGCGGCCCGAATGACCCGGCCAAGTGGGCGATCCACAATGCGAGCGGTGGCACGAGCGTCTCTAATGCGACGATCATCGCCGATTCGGCCAATGGATTCGCCGGGTACAGCAACGATCAGAAATATCGGGCAATTCACCTGCTATTCAAGGGTGACAAGATCTATTACAGCGCCGACACGAGCGGCGGCGCGCTTTACTGCTTCAAGGATGATTTCTCGGAGGCGGACGTCACCGAGTGTTTCCGGGGCCACGAGGATCGCCTGACGCGCTTTGATTTCAGCGGATGCCCGCATGCGATCGAGCATTCGAGCGGCACGCTACTGATGTTCGATCGGATCGACAGCGGGAACAATGACGTTGATGAGATGCATATACATGCCTCCGTTAATGGCGATGACTGGTTCACGATCGGCCGCGCGCTGGCGGGCGACAACGTGCCTACCGGGGCGTTCTTCTTCGAGGAAATCCACGAGCTCGCCGACGGGCGGATCCTGATCGATGGTACTGGCCGATTCAGTCTCCGCGCCAATCCCGATGTTGGGAATCATAGCGACGAGGCGATTATTTTTGAGCTGACCGGCACGACATGGGACGGGCTGACCGACGGCGTGACGATCGTCGGTCCGACCGATTGGGCGCCATAATGGATAGAGACGACCTCGCAGCACGGATCGACAGCTACGCGCACCGCCAAGGCGCCAGCGACGCGGAGATCCTGACGTTTATCGAGGATGCGCGCACGATGCTCGGGGAGGATCTTCGCAGCGGCGTCAATTTGGTAGAGCTGGTTTTACTGCTGACCGATGGCGAGGTGGCGATGCCCGCCGATTACGTCGAGATATTTCAGGTGTTCCGCTATGAGCTGGTGGGCACCGTGCAAAAAGAGCAGCTTCAATACGCGACCCCTAATTACTTCTCGGCGTTCTGGCAAGAGACCGGGGATGCGATGTATTACACGATCGAGCCCGGTGGCGCCGCCCCAGCGCTGGCGCGGCTCCGAATTGCGCCGACGGGCGACACGAGCGTTTTCGTTCAATATTTCCAGCACCCGGCGGAGCTCACGCTAGGCACCTCGGAAAATACAGTGCTGACCAGATTCCCGCAGCTGTACTTGTTCGCATGCTTGCGACTGGCGGCGATTTGGGCGGGCGACGGCAAGTATATGGATTCAATGGCGCGCGCCTACGGCAACGAGGTTAGCCGGATTAATGCACGGTTCCGGCGGTCGCGCGCGGGTGCCGACGCGGTCGCGCAGGGAGCGCACGCATTCGCCGCGAGACCCGCGAAAGGGGTCTAAATGCCCAACGATCCGAAATTTCTCCGGGTCCGGCCGCGCGGGTTCTCGCCCGATGCGGATCCCTCGACTGGCGAACACTGGTTCGAGGGGGCCAATATTCTCGATCGCGACGGCGGGGCGTTGTTTCCCCGCGTAGATGCTGACATCGCCTCGAGCACCTCGGGGACGATCGCAAGCCCGCTATTCGGCGTCTCCGGCACCAACCCCACGGCCGCCGCGGCGCCGGAGCGGATCAATACTGCCAAGAATTACCTCGCTGGATTCGACGGCGCCGCCGGTAAGCTATGGGTTTTCGACCCGGTGACGTATTTCGATATCACCCCGGCCGCGTGGGCCAAAGTGGGCGCGAACGAATATAGCGGCGGGATGCTCAATAGTTATCTATACATGGCAAATGGCAATGATGCCCCGGTCACTCACGATTGGGTCAACGCCAATGCTGCTACCGTGCTCGCGGGGTGGCCTGCGAACACGGCACCGCGCTGGATTGCCTCGTTTCGGGATTTCCTGATCGTCGGAGATATCACCGAGACGGTGCCGACGGCCTTTTACGAGAACCAGATTAGATGGTCGGATCGAGCGCCCACGGCCGGGGGTCTGCCGACGGCATGGGCGTCAACGGCCACGAACGAGGCCGGGGATGCATTCATCGGCGATACTGGCGAGGTCGTTTTCGGGCTGTCGCTCGCCGATGAATTCCTGATTTACAAGCGCGGCTCGATTTGGCGCATGCGAGAGGTGGGGCTGCCGACGGTGTTTGCGATCAGTCGCGGAATCGCGAGTGAGGGGCTGATCTCTCGAAACGCCGTGGTCGAAATGGACTCGGTGCACTACTGCATCGGCGAGAACGATATCTATCGGACGAACGGCCGCGAGGCGAAGTCGATCGCAAACCAGACGATCCGGCGTTTCTTTCTCGATGAGGTCATCGAGGGCCGCCGCTCCGAGTGCTATGCATTTTTTAATCACCTGCACCGCGAGGTCTGGTTCTGCTTCCCCGTCAATACCGGGGCGGACTATTGCGACACCGCGCTAATTTACGACGGCTCGCGGTGGTCGATCCGGGATCTGGATGGCGCCGCGGGAATCACCTCGGAGGGCTACCCGCATATATTCAGCGGCACGCAGCAGCTCGTCAAGCGCATGAAGCCGCTGGGCGTTGATCCCGCCGCCGCGAACGACGAGGAAAAGCAGCGGATCATCGAGGGCGCCGCGGAGTCGGTGTCGAACGGGTTTAGCGTTATGGTCGAGCCGCTACCCGGGAGACAATCAATCGTCCGCCGGATTTGGCCTATCCTGCAAGGTGTCCCGAAGGGTTTGTCGCTGTCGTGGCGGGTCTATGGCCTCGACACGATCAATGATCGCGAAACGGTCCCCACTGTCCCGGTGCAGAATTGGAGCCAAGGGGTGCCGATCTCCTGTGACGCGCGCGGGCGCTATATCGTTATCGAGACGATCGCACAGGGCAACCTGACCGACACCGCGGACGGCCAGCTATTCGGGTTCGATATTGAATTCACCGCTGGGGGGCGGCGATGAAATATTCCCCGCAAGTCGCGACCGATGACCCGTATCGAGAGGAGCTCGAGCGCGTGGGCACGGTCACGTCGCTGCCGACGGTCGACGCGGTGATCTTCGCGAAACTCTCAGCGCAGCCAAGCAAGTATCAGGATGGCACGGTAGTCTATGCAGATGGAACCAATTGGAATCCGGGCGCCGGGGCGGGGCTCTACCTCCGCGACGGCGGGGCGTGGAATAAGCTGTAAATTCTCGATCCTCCCGCCGGAATCGGTGTGGGAGCATTGGGAGCTATTGACGCGCACGCTCGTGCCTGCGCTGGCGCGCCTCGATGGCGACTATCTGGATATGGAGATGATCCGTAGCGGCGTCGACGCGGGGACCATGCTTATCGTGGCGGGCACCGATGGCGAGGCGCTCACTGCGCTGTCGGTGCTGTCGATCGGTGAGGTGCTCGTTGCCGGGGAGCTGCGCAAGATGCTCGACGTTAATGCGCTGGTAGCGGACCTCGGCGGCGATCGGCTCGAGCAAATGATAGGATGGGCCGAGGAGCTGGCCGTGTCCGAGGGCTGCGCGGGGATCATGCTGCGCGGGCGTCCCGGCTGGCAACGTAGGCTCCCAGAATTCCGCACGGCAAACGTCGTGATGATCAAGGAGACTGGATAATGGTAGGCGGCGGCGGTACGCAACAGGCGTCACAATCATTTGGCTCGAGTTTGGCCGAGACTTTTGTCGATCCAGCACAAGAGGGATTCCTGACAGCGCTCCGGCGCCGAGCAGACACGGAGATCGGGATCCCCGCGGCCGGTGGCGCCGCGCGCGGTGAGGAGCTGGCGGGTTCGCTGTCGACGCAGGCGCGCGAGCTGATCACGGGGGCGACGGGCACGGACGCGATCGATGCGCAGCTCGGCGTGCTGAGTGACCGGATAGCCCGGGATCGGGACGTCGGGTTAAACCAGATCGCGAGCCGATTCGGGGTGGCGGGCACCGCCGGGAGCCGCGCGGGGGTGACGGGCGGCCAGCTATTCGAGGAATCGCAACGCGCCCTTGCCTCGGGCACTGCTGACATTCTCGATCGCGGCGCAAATCGGAATTTATCGGGGGCTAGCTTGTTGCCGGGGGTGTTCAATCTCGGCATTTCGGGATTCCGAGGCGCAGCCGAGCCGCTGGCGGCGCTGGCGCAGTTGATCGGCGATCCCACCTTGCTCAGCCGCGCGCAGTCCGAGCAGCGCTCGAGCGGCGCCTCGGAGGGCACGCGGATATCGTTCTTCGGGGGATGACATGCCGAGTATTTTCGATGTCCTGATCGCGAACAAGACCGGCGGCGGTGCCGCGGTGCTGCAATTGCTCCAAGACGAGCGGCTTGCGGCGCAGGGCGAGGCGAACGAGGCCGAGCGAGCGGCGATCGCTGGCGAGCGAAGCGAGGCGGTGGGGCGGTCCGCTGCGGCGCTGGGGTTGAATGCTCCGGACATCGGCTTTCTCGCGCAGTTCGCCGAGGCGGATCCGGATGGCGCGGGCAATCTGATCGAGGCGATCGCAGCCCAGCGCGCGGCCGGTGCGACCGGTGGCGGTGGCGGCGGGCAAGTGGGCGTGCCGAGTCCCAAGGATTTTACTGTCGAGTCACTAGGCCAGTTCCAGCGCTCCGGGCGATTCGAGGATCTCGAGCGCCGGATCGACCCGCTGCAAGTGGCCCGCGCGAATCTCGCTCAGGATCGTCTCGAGTTTCAGCAGTTCATGGCAACGCGCCCGCCGCAGGCGCAAATCGATAAATGGATCGGGTCACAGCAGCAGATCGACATGCTGGATAACGTGGTGCAGCGCTCCGATCGGTCGTTTTTCGGCTATCGATTCGACACGGTCGGCGAGGCGGCGCGCGAGTACGGCCGCCGGTTCGGCGGCGAGGAGGCGATCCGCTTCAATAATTTCTGGCGCGAATATGATCGGTGGGTATTGCAGATCCGTAAGGATTTCTTCGGCTCCCAATTCACGC